AAGGAGATTTTCAGGAGGCGTCCAGGTGAGCGACCTAGTTGTATTCATGTTTGATTGGCCTGTCGCCAAAATAACCAGCGGCGCGCTTCGCGCCACAGGTTCATCGATCTCGTAGCCACTCTCGTCTGACTTAACATAGAGTTGCTTGCCAGCGTCACCGGCCTGTGGTGCTGGCGGAAGGCGAACGTTAAACGTATCGCGGATGTCGCCCTTAGTAGGCTTGTGTGGCCCCGACGACGGCACGCCATCGGTCTCGTAATTCCGAAAAAGCGTGTCAATCGGCTGTTCGGCCATGCGAATGCTCCAAATGCTTGAAACTCCCACTCAACAGCGGGGTAAAATATCCGAGGGGTGGTAGCTATTAAGTCACAACTACCGCGCCAGTAGCCACGCTAGCCGACTCCACGCCGGAGCCATTGCGCGCCTTAAGCCAGTAGTAGTAAGTGCCTGCCGCAACCGTATCCTGCCATGAATCGGCTGTAGAAGCCGGCCCGTATTCGGTCTGGACAAGGGTTGCCGCGCCTTCGGTATCGACGGTATTGCGCCTGATGTTCGCGGCGGTGTAGTTAGCGCTATTTGGCGATGTCCACGACAGGTCAACTACCCCAACGCCACCGACCGCACCGACTCCAGTTAGAACACCTGGTGCCACAGGGTCGGCCGTAGGCGTCATCAATACACTGTCCGTCCATGCGCCCTGACGGCCAGTGACGGTTACGTGGCGAATCTGTGCCTCGTATTCCACGCCATCCGATAGCGCGTTAGTCTGCGCTTGTGTGGCGTCAGGCTCGATAGGAACGACATTCCAGTCGCTGACTGATACTAGTTTATAACGCCCCTCAACTAGCAGCGACTCCGAAGGCGGAGCGTCAAACGACAGGACACCGTAAGGTATTTGCTGGCTGCCGACAGTAATCCGGTCGACCACGAAACTAAAGCCAGTCGGAACCGGAATCGTGTCGTCAACAACAGTGTCCTCGGACACAGGCTCCGTGCCTTCTTCCGTCGCCGCGTCCCACTCGTATGCCTCTTCTGGCATCGATTGAACTTGCAAAGTCACGCCGGTTAGAATGCCGCCTTCACCAATATCGAATCGGAAGTCGACAACCTCGAAGACCTCGTCAATTCCGAATAGCGGATAGCTAACGCGGACAAAGCGCTCACCGAACGCCGCCAGGCCGCGCATGTTGCACTGGAATGAACCAACCCAACTAGGCTTGGCCCGATAAGCCGCAAGCTTCATCAGCCTACGAGCCTGCCCGTGCGAGGGCGCCATATTGAATGTCTGGTCTGATACGATCTCGCCGCGAAGCGCGACGTCGTCCTCATCAATCCAGCGGTCTGCATCGGTCGCCTGGTAGTCGTGCGTCGGCGCAAGATAGGTGGCAGAAATCACGTTGGCCGTGGTCAGGATATCCAAGCCGCGCGACAGTTCGGAGAAGCCAACAATGGCATCCTCGTCTATCGTTACGGTAGGCTCTGCCCACGTTCCTACGTCAAGCGTCATGCCGCCATCCGGCGTAGGCACAATGCGCGCGTCTGAGCACTGCATCATTCGCCCAAGGACGTCGGCAGGACGCTCATCGAAGTTGTAGCTGCCCCACAGACGCCAGCGCGCCTCCGTACCGCCAGCCTTCTTTGTCACGGCCTCGGCGCAACGATTGTAGGCGGCAAGCCACCCAGCGGTCGCCTGCGTCGTCGTAAACATCGATGCCGGCAACCTCATGCCATCCGAATGGGTCATGTAATCTCGGATGATTGCCGCGGCATTGTCGGACCAGGCCGTCAATCCCGAGGCAGGGTTGAAAATCTTCGACCCGCGCGCGACAATCCGATAAAGCGTGTTGATTACGTTCGGGAAGTATTTCTGTGGATCCTTGACGCCCTTCTGCCAGGCATACAGGCTCGAAATACCGTTGCCGACGTGCGCCGAAGTCCATTCTGGGAACTTGGCGGTAATGTCCGAATATGCTGTCTGAGATGCTGAGCCGATTCTGGTTTGGATGTGTAGTCGGCCTACCCATGGAGTATCTTCTACAGAGCTACCAACAATTTCCGAGATGTGGTGGTCGTCTATCCAAATCTCTTCAATCGCATCGAGTTCGCCTGTGCCGAAGGCAATAACCTTATGAAGGTTGCCCTTTTCACTCTCCGCAAAGACCCATGGTCCGCTAGCCTTGACGCGACCATAATGGCGCGTGCGCGCCACGGTTGGATTTCTTACCGATGCCTGAACGTCTTCCGGCTTAGGTTGCTTCGGCCTGAATAGAACAGACGACAGCAGCGACAGTCCAACGCTAAGTCCGATGGTAACCGCGCCGGTTATGGCGCTGATAGCCAGCGCCGATCCCGCCAAGCCAATCGTTAGCGTGTTGGAGGCGAGGATCGCGAAAACAAGGCTTTCAAGTCCCATTACTCTATTCTCCACGCCTTCCAGTAGCGATCGATCGGGATGGCGATGGCTCCCGTGCTGTGACGAGAGAACCAGATATTTCCTGCGTGTATTGCCGGATAAAGGATGTCGTTGTGCGCAATGATGCCGACGTCGCCAGGAATCGGCGTGCGGGTTTTCTTAAACCCAGCCGCTCGCGCTACGCGATTAACCGTTACGACAAAGCTCTGAGGCTCAGACAGAATAGCGGCAGCATCGTCAGCGTCACGCAGTTGTCTGCCGGCCGCCCTAAGCGGCGAGAAACCGGTCAGCCTCCGTACCCACTTGTCGACCGTAGCACCGCAGCACGTCACGCCCTTTTCGTAAGGCTTCGTCATCTCGCTCGCGATAAAGTCGCGCACGGTCTGCAAGCATTCCGCTTCGGTCATGGCTCGCTATGGCCTCAAAAATCGGGATAGGTGATCGTCTTAAACAGCAGCGAATTCACAAAGCCGAAGAACTTGTCGCCGGGGTATCTGGCCTGCTGATCGCGATCGGTGTTACGACCATGCGGTGGCCTGGCGCGACCAAAGAAGATGTTTTCGGCAGTCACAGAGATGCTTTGGGTTGCGCCTTGGTCCTGAGTCATAGTCGAGCGGCTGATTTTTGGGGGCTGCATGAAGCCGCGGAACATGGGTATCGGTAAGCCAACAGGCTGCCAATCTTCGCTGAATAGCTGCAAAGACACAGTCACCATCTGCTGATTAACGTCGGCAGTATTGGCAAGCGCCCGTGTTAGCCAATCGAGAGCCTGACCCGGTAACCCGTCAAGGCTGATGGTTATCGACTCTGAAACCGTGCCTGCGCCAGCCAACCCAAGGCCGTCTATGGCGCCAAACCCGTGCATCGGCAAATACGTATTGCCATCGTTAGCCAGTAGAGGCGTAGTGCCGTTCCACGCCCTCTCGGTTCCCGACAAAAATTCGAAGGCAACCAAAAAGTCGCAGCGCACAACGGAAGCGGACAACAGCGCAATCTGTTCCGCGCTAAAAAATTGGGACATAGCACCCCGCTAAGGGCTGCTAGCCCAGATCTTCAATAAATTTCACGGTGGGAGAACCGAAGCGCCTCAAGCTAAGCTCAAGATCCATTCCCGAATCCTCGGCTAGCCGCATCCTGCAGCACGGGTCGTCAAAATTCAGAGCCTCACCAGCCGCAACGGCTTCCCGCAAAGGCGGCCTAAACGTCATCGCGCCCGTGTCCGCATTGAACGACCGCACCCTATAAAGCCTACCGTCGCCGACACTAAAATGCTGACCAGGCTCGATGTCGCCTGCGTAGTTCACCGTCACCGTCATGGACACGGCTCGAGCCGCGGCAGGTGCTGCTGCAACCACGTCTATAACCGTCCCAACATAGCCGGTGTCGTCATCGAATAAAGATTCGTCGCTGTGCGGTACGTCTTCGTAAAGACCTGCCGCGACTGCTCCGTCGGGGACGGGTTGGTACGCGCGGCATAACGGTACGAGAATCGTGCCTAGTCGCCCTTCCAACAGCGCAGATATTGCGCGGTGAGCGAGGACGGACTGCCTGTTGCGGATGATGATATTGCCGTAGGTTGCCTTCCAGATTCCCGCGTCGCTCGCGACCGTCTGGGTGTATCCAGACACGGACGACGGTCCGGCAAGTGAACGTGGCGCAATATCGAACGCCACATTTTGAGGTCGCAAAATAGAGTCAGGCCAACGGATCGTCATGTGTCTCTCCGTTGGCCTGTTACTCGTTGACTATTAGAGTTTGCGAGATTGTGCGTCGGCAATATAGCCACCCATATTTCGCTTAACAGCCTTCTGGCTCTGCTGGACTGCAACCTGAACAATGGTGCCAGACCGGGTCTGTATCTGCTGATCCGCTATTTCAGCCATCCGGCCGCTATCATCGTTCAGCACAACACGCACAACGTCCTGACTTCCGCCACCCTTGCCACCGATAGATGGGCCGCGCAGGTCGACAGGTATCCTGCGGCCATCCGGAAGCGGGACTGCGGCCTCCGGACCGGCTTCGCCGAAGATGGCTGCCGACCGTGAAACGCCGCCTCGAGCGAACGTCTTCAGCGGCTGCTTTTGGCCACCAGCGTAAACGCCGCCGTCCTTTGCAAACAGGAAGCTGAATAGACCACCAAGCAGGCCGCCACCACCGCCTGCCGTGCCGCCTATGCCGTCGAACAGCGCGTTCAGGCCAATCTCTAGGATCTTGTCGGCAACCTTGCTCAGGGCATTGGCAAGCGCCTCTGTGGCTGACTTGCCGTCCTTCATGTCCTGAATAAAGCCGCCCAAGACGTCTTTGCCGAAGGCGGAGGATTCCTGGAGAACTTGCGACAGTTGTTCCTGGCTGGCGCGCAGCCGATCACCAGCCGAAGACGCCTTGGCGTAATTTTCGGCAAGCGAGTCAATCTTAGCGGCAAGCTCCGGCGTAATCGTTACGCCGGCCTTCTTGGCTTCGTTCAGCAGTTGCTGCTTTATGCGCGCCTTATCAACAGCAAAGCCATAGTCATTGATCGCCGGATTCAGTTTCGATTGCGCTTCGAATTCCGCGTTAAGCAGATCGATGCGCGCCTGAATCTGATTGATGTCGCCGGCAAAGATGCCCTCTGGCGTCTTTTTCTGTCTGCCGCTGCCTGACGTTGGTGCGTTGGCGCGACGTTGCGCATACGAAATGGCGTCGTTGACGGTAGCGCCACCACCCAAGATAGTCGGGTTGGCTTTGATGGACGCGGCCGAGATAAGACCGGCCAGCGGTGTGCCGCTTGCCGCATTGAACACCTTCGCGGCATCGCCCGCGCCTAGGAAGTGCGCCAATTGCAGCGCGGCCTCATCGACGTGAACGCCGGCCGACTGCAGAACCGCGGCGTTCTCACGCGCGTAAGCCTCAATAAGCGAGCGGCTGACATTGCCGTCCTTGCGGAGTGCCAAGATGGCACCTCGCGTCATGCCTTCGGCGCGATCGGGGAAATAACGCTTAAACAGATCAAGCCATGTCGACGCAATGAACTGCCCGGCGCCAGTCGCCGAAGAATTTGGGTTCTTGGCGCTGTTGTCGCCCCCACTCTCCGCTTTGACCACGCGGTCAACGAAGCTTTCAATGGCTCCGCCAGCCTTATCGAGTTGAAGTTCAAACTGCGACTTGGTTTGGCCCGCGTTGAAGTCCAACTGCTGTTGCGGATTCAAGAAGTTCCCGCCACCGCTGGTCAGTGGCGAAAGACCGCCAAGCGGAGATAGCTTAAAGAACTCCTGTATCGCGGCGTCAGCCTTAAGCTTCTGGCCAGCACTCGCTGCGCGCTCGAACTCATCAGCCAGGCGACCAATTGAATCGGCCATCTCCTTGGCGGCTGGAATATGCGACTTATTGTATAAGTCGGTTAGCCCCTCCTGCACCTGTTTAAGGTGTTGAACGGACGTGTCGCCCTTTTTGACGCCATCAAAAAGCAGCGCAAACGCAGCCTGCAGCTTAACGACGTTTTCGTCAGTTTCACCGGCCGCCTGCAATTTGGCTATCAGTTCAGCAAGATCGACGTTGACGTCTTTGATGACCTTGCGCAGGTCGGCATACTCGCCGCTAACCGCAGCCGCAACAGCGGTCTTAAGGTCTTCCTCGTCTGCAAGCTTCTTGCGCTCGTCGTTGTAAGCTTTAAGCGCCGGAAGAGCGTCGCCCCACTTATCAGCCACCTTGCCGATAAGCTCGGCCTGTTCCTTTAGTGTCTTCTCTGAATCCTCACTGTCGGAAAGCATTTGCACAAAGTACTGGACTGCTGCGCCGCCCAATCCGATGATGGCAAAGGTCGCCAGCGATACCGGATTAACCATCGACGCAAAGGCGCCACCAAGCGCCCTAACTGCGTTGCCTGCGCCGCCGCCTGTCATTGCCAAAGCTTGCGTGACCTGGCTTCCCTGTTGCACCATAATGGTGAACGGGGACGTGCCGCTGGCGAGGCCCATGGCGATGTCGTTAAGCTGAAACGACAGGTTCGTTACGGCGTTTCGTTGCTGTCCAAGCGACACCGTTGCCTGCTTAGCGCTGCGCTGAAACGACTTGCCAACGTTGTCGTTAGCCTTGGCAAAGTCACCATCGATTTTGCGCGCAGAGCGCTCTGCGCTCTTGGCAATAGCCGCGGCCTGCTTCTCGACTTTAGCCTGCGACAGTTCAATGCTTACAACAAGGCGCGCCAGATCTTCTGCAGTTGCAGCCATCGCAAATATCCTGTATAAGCGTCGCCACAATAAGGAAGGCGGAAATGTTTAAGGCTCTTATCGGTTCAGCATGCTCAGCGGTAATCTTGGTTTCAGGTGTTCACCTGTACGGCGCGCGCGCGAGTGCGGAGGCCGGCAAGGCTGCGAATCTCGCCGCATTCTGCGACAACGCTAAAGAGCGCCTGTCGTCAGCAGATGCAACGGACGAAGACCGCAGTACATTTATAGCCTGCGGCCTTCGTGACGTGATTAATGCTGGTAGGCAAGCGTCGATGCGGCCTATTGCACAATCGGAACAAGAGCGAACGATTGCCATTGAACTCAAAGACGCTTGGTAATCGCTAAAACCCTTCAATACCCATAGCCGCCAACTCATCGTCACCCATTGGTGGCGGTGGCGCGTCACTGGACTTGTGAGCGTCATTATAGCCGGCGACGCATGAGTCAAACTCCCAAAGGGTCATACTGTCGACTTCCTGTGGCGTGAATCCCAATGCGGCCCCCGTCCCGTAGCGGACGGACCAGCGAGTCTTGTTGTTTTTTAGCGAGGGTCGGCTGTCGCCGCCCCCGCTACCTGTTCCCCCGACTCTGGCTGGTCCTCCCCGTCCCACATAAGGAATCTACGAAGGATTTCAGCAGCGGTAACGGTAAGCGTATACGGGCTTGCCGTCTCAGACAGGACACCATCGACAAGGCGCTGCGCCTCTTTCTCTGCCATCCCCCCGCCGATTAATCCGAGACGGATTGGCGAGAGAACGTCATCGATTTTGCATTGGCTCGATAGCAAGCGCATCATTACCACAAAGCAGCCTGCATCGCAGCGCTGCTCTATCGCGCGAAGCTCGCCAATGCCAAGCCGGAAAGCATGCTCGCCGCCCGGCCATGTCATCTCCTCAGATTGACGCATTAGCTAGCGTCCGTACGGGTCGGCAGGCCGTCAAATTCGACCGAGATCTCGGCGGTAATTTTCTGGCCCTTCTCAACCGAGTTAGACAGGGTAACCAAGTATGCCGGACCGGTTTCGTACTCGGTACTGCCTACCGGCGCGTTCACATGCTGAACGCGAACATTCTTGGTCAGTCCGGAATACCACCAATCCATCGCGTTTTTATGTGACTCAGACGCCCAGACGCCAGAGCCGGAAATCGTAACTTCCTGACTCTCGACCGAACGCTCCACTTGGCTTGGGGCATCTTCATTATCGCAGTCGGGTGAATTGGTCGTGTTCATGTTGGACTGGCGGTTGATACCGCGCGAAGTCAGTCCACACCACTTCGAATAGATGCCAGACTCGGCAACCCACTCGACTTCGATCACAAGCTTAGAAAACGTACCAGTAGAGGCAAAAGCCATTTTTGTAGCCTTTCGGGCAATAAAAAGCCACCCAAAAGGCGGCTACAAGGTTGGTTGGAAAGTTCAGTCTATTTACGCTTACGCTTCGACTTAATAGCCGTAGCCTCAGCTTTATTCGGTGGCGAATAGTTCTTCGCCCACCCTTTGGAAACGCAATAATCCACAAAATCGCGTGGTCTCTGCTGCGGCACATCTGAAGCGTGCGCGTTGAAGCTAAAGCGGCAGTTAGGGCGAGACCAATTCGACTCGCGATGGAACACAGCCCACGCCATCATGTCTCTTCCACCTTGGCCGTCACCATAACCACGCCATGGGCGGTAAGGCCGTCAGGATCCATAAACACGCGACGCATAAAGACGCGGATTTCAGCAAGCGCGTTGTTGGTGAGTGTCAAGTCGCGCTCGTGCAGCGCAGTCTTAACGGCGTCAACAATGTTCTTGCACTCGGTCTGTCCGACTGCGCGACTCCAGCAATCAAGTTGAAACGTATGCTCGCCGGACTCAATGCAGTCCGCGCCGTCATCGATGACGTCGTGCGGGCCGAACGAGATGTATGGGTATGTTGCGGTTACAGCGCCTGCTGGGTAACTGGCGCGCGGCACTTTGTCGTAGACGCGACCAGCGACGAGCGCATTGACTGCTAGGTCGGTCTTAAGTGTCGTGTAAAGCAAGGTTTGCAGTTCAGTCGATGGGCTGCTCATTGACTATCACAGACTGACTAGAAGCCAGCTCCTTTAGTGCCTTACGTGAGGCGAGCGTGATGCGGCGCTTGACTCTGTTTTTCAGCGTTCGGTATGAGACGAAGAAATACGGGTGCGCGGGCATATTGACCGTACCGAATTCAAGCATCCTGGCGTAGAACGCGCGATCATCGCCGGCATAAATTACCAGCCTAAGATCGCCACCAACTCTAGATCGCGCAGTTCCAACGATTTTGGTTCCGGCTGGATTTGTGTCCCAGTTCCACCCGATGCTATCGCGCAAGTCGCCCTGGTCTACAGGAACAAGCCGCTTCATCATTGCAACTATTTCGTCTGCGCCCTTTTCCATTGCTAATCTGGCTTTTCGCTCAACCAAGGCTGGCATACGAGACAGTTTGGCCTTCATTTCAGCGATGCCACTAACCGTCATCCGACCGCGACCCCACTCTGGCAAAGCATCTCTAAGAATCCACGATCATCGCTAACCTGCGGATCCTCATGAATGGCGTACTCTACGCCAGACCTAATATCCCTAGCCTTCCAGCCCGCCGTAATAAGACGCGACTGAGTGCAGTTGCGGATAGTCAAGATAACCTTCTGCACGTTCTGTAGGCGGCTTGCCATGACGGTCTCTCCGCCCCGCAAAAACTTGCAGCTAGCTGCCATCTCGAATTGAGGCACAAAGACCCCTTCGAAGTTGCCGGCGCCGTCCTCCTGCTCGACCCGAACAGAGAACTGAAAGCGTTGGTCGAGGCGGCCTGCGGCCATCTTTTGTGTGGGCATCAGGCTGCTAGCTCCGCTTTGGGGAAATTGAGATAACAGTCATCGCCCCACGCGGCGTAGGCTGCGGCGTCGTACTTGACCGCTGCGGATTCAGGGGTATCGAAGTAGCCGAGGTTCTTGGAGTGGCCGTCAATTTTTATCTTAGCCACCCACTTACTGGTTCGCTTGAAAAACGACACGCCCTTGAAGCCAGATGTGTTATTCGACGCAGGGCCATTCATGCGGATTGCCGAAGACATCTTATCGCGCTCTGTTGGGCTAGACCAACGCCTACGATTTGCTGCCGCAGTTTTCTCTCGCTCAAGCGGATTTTCGTAACGCCTTCTGTGAGAAGCCGACAACTTCGCACGAGTCTCGGGGTGATCCTCGTAATGTTTGCGAAGCACCACAGAATGCCGTTCGCGCTCTAGTGGGTCTTCCTGTCGTTTGCGCTGCTGAGCACTAGTTTTCTCTCGCTCTGCGGGGTCTTCATAGCGCTTGCGCCGTGCGGCGCTCAATTTAACGCGCGTCTCAATACCGACTATGACGCCACTAGACCCCTCGCCGCCGTCAGTATTGTTGACCAGCGTACCACCAAAGACCCGCCTCCCGTGGAGGGATATCTCGACTCGCTCAAGGTCGAAGGCCTCTTGCTCCGTGATGTTTTCTGCAATGCGATGCACAATGGGATCAACTCCATCGCGCTTGAGCTTTTTAACGATATTCATGAAGTGCGAGTTGTGATGCTTATAGGTAACATCACGATTTCCTCGACCCTTGCCGACGTAAAAAACGTCGCCAGTATCAGGCCTGGTCCACGCGTAGACGTAAAAATCATTCATGCAAGCCACCTAGTCTTGCGTTAATTCACCGAAGTTTTGGGCGCTTGGCGGGCGAGCGGTGAACTCGCTTTTCGGGAGCTACCCTAGCCAAGCAATTTGTATATACGATTCAGGTTGCCAAGATGCAACTAAACCAGAATGACGCCGGGATACTTGATGTCAACGTCAATGACCGTGGTGCTAGTGCCCATACCAACGATCAATGGAAAATCACCGGCGGCCAAATCCGCCACTGGGCAGATGCCTCCTGCGTCACCCGACAAATAGTAGGCGACACCAGCCGCGACAGTGGCGCCGATCGTCAGCAAGCCTGACGTCTGCACAGCCACGGGCTGGTTAAGTGCCGCACCATTCAATGCGACGCCCGTAGCCGCACGAACAGCAGCAGTAGCGGAATCGGTGTCCGCCAGATTCCATTTGCCAGTGGTCGGATCGAGGTATAGCACCTGGCCTGCCGTAACGGTTGCACCGGCAATGCCGTGCGTAATGCGCGCGTTGGCGCCAGCGACCACGGAAGCCGCGGTGATTACTAGATCGGCCATGTGGCCTCCTGTTTGTGGGTTGGGGTGTTAAATCGATACCCCGTGCAGGGGACGAGGATCGGGTATTTCGGCAAGCCCGTAGGTTTCAACGGTAGCTACGCCGGAACCCGATGCCGTGCCGTCAATATCCAGACGGAAGAATGCGGGCTGTGTCGTGGTGCCTACGGGGCATTGCCAAGGTGGGCCGATGATATCCAATTCAACTTCGGTCGGTGCGTCCAACACCGCAGCCGCGTCGACGCCTCCCAAGCCGGACGAGAGCATTCCACCGCCGCCTATCTGTAGAGCGCGCCATCCGCCCCATGCGCTCAAGCGGATTTTGATGTAGCTTTTGTACCAGTTGCCAGGAACGACAGCGAGAGCCCCGCCATTGGGGATTACGATGAAGGTTTCGTTAGCTGCGCCGGAAGCCTGCGGCGTGATGGTCATGACCTGCTTGTCGTTGCCGTCCTTGGATTTGACGCAGGTTGCCGTCCCGGTGCCTGATGCCTGAATAAACCAGCCCGTAGCCGTGGTACCGCTGCTTCGCAGTGTTCCGCCGCCGCCAGTTCCCAGCATTTGCTCGCGCTGCTGCCCGTTCAGTGGAACAAAAGCGGTCGGAGCGTAGGAATAATCTGTCGAAAACACCTGCTCAAGCACGGGAACTAGTGAGGCACCACCAGCTTGCGCCCCGGTGCGGGTCGGGTGAGTCCCGTCAATGGTGTATCCGGCGATATTGCGGCCTGTGCCGTCATCGTAGGCGAGATAGACATCCCAGAGATAGACATTTGCCGTAGCCGCCGCGTAGGCTCGAATGAGCGTGTTGAGGTCTTGAAGAATTACCAGGCGGGGGTCACCATCCGGCAGGTTCTCTGGAAAAGCTGCTCCACCACGTGGACGAACTGTCGCCAGAATGACCTTCTTGCCGCGTGACAAGAAATACTGGCAGATTGCCTCGATATTCGCCATTGCCGTTGCGGCTGGGGTCGAATTCGTGACATCGTTGGTCCCGACCGCGACAAGGACAACGCCCGGGCTATAAGCATTAAGCGCGGCGACCCGACCAAGTGTCAGGGTTGAAGTATCCCCGCCCCTTGCGGTGTTCATACCTTCGAAATTGGGTGAAGCGCCGGAAGCATACCAGGTGTCGTATTCGAAATGCGGATAGAGCGCGCTCGCCCAATTGATTTCGCCTATGGCCTGCGCCGTGGTAAAGCCGCCGTCCGTTCCTGAAAACGAATGGTTGCTCGCCATGATGCTGTCGCCAAGAAAGCCGAGGCGCGTGAGTACCCGTGGGTAGTCCACTACACCGCGCCCACGCAACCCACCGCTCGCAACAGGCCCGAACAACGGCTCAAACAGAGACCGACTAAGCACTGAACACACCGCAAGCCGCGCCCGCTACGCGCGTAAAGCGATAGGTGCCGGGGGCGGAGATTAGGGTTGACGGAGCGTGCGAGCGAAGAGAGCCGACGACGTTGTAGACCGCGGCGTCATCCTTAAGCAGAATTACAACTAGTGCCTGACCGTCAGCAACACCCTTAAGCGAGACGGCAAGCGGCGTGCCAGCGGCAACCGTAATGTCGGCGGAATTTGCGGCCGTGGAGGCCGTGGCTAGAATTTCAGCAGCGGCCATGATTGTCTCCGGATATTAGCTCGGCCAAAACCGAAGCGGCATCAGCAGCGCGGACGCTGCCGTGGGAATTTCTGTCAATTTCAGTTCGCCGGCGTCTTCGCGGTTTTCGTACCACTCACCGACAAGCAGCAGGATTGCGTGCTTGACCTGCGGCGGAACAGTCGCGTAGCCGGCTGTGAATGTAATTCTTACCGCCTCCGGCTCATCGCGCGTATCGGGCCATGCGGCATCGTAGGCGGGCAGAATGAACCCGTGGCTATTGACGGACTCGACGCCGAACTCACGGAAGTCAGTGACTGTTCCTGTCGTTCCGTCGGTTGCCGTATAGGCTACCTCTGTTACTTCTTGGAGCGGCGGGAGCGGCAGCCGTATACAGCCTGACGGGAAAGAATCCAGTGTCAGCGTCCACGAACTGCCAAACGACCGACCAAGCCATGCAGGCTCAGGTCCATCAATGTAAGCCTGCGCTACCGAAATTAGCGACTCGATATAGGAGTCATCATCGTTGAAGTCATCAATGCGACAGTGGCGCTTAGCCTCAGCGGTCGTAACCAGCGGCGCAGACGCCGTAACCAGTGTCAGCGCCATTTGGCTTACTTCCTCTTGCGTCCGCGGCGAGGTGCTTCGTGCGCAACCGGCTCGCTCATCTCAAACGTCGGCTCGACTACTTCGGCGGCGTGTTCGTCGGCAAACTCGACGGGCTCTGCGTCAATCGCAACTTCTCGCTCTGCTACGGTTTCGACTGCAATCACGGGCTTAGTGACGTTCGAAACGATGTAGCCCTCAGCCAGCAAGCCGGCAGTGAAAACGCCGAAGTCTTCACGGACGTCGCCGATTACCAGCTCAACGCCGTGAATGCCGCCCGCACCATATGCGAACGGCCTCACTACTTCATACGGCATTACGACAGTGTGTCAGTCGGCTTGTCGCGGGAATTACCGAGAACTGCGACACCGGCCAGGAAGATGTTGCCAGCGCCGTTGCCGGTAGGCGTCACGGTCATGCGCACGTAGCGCTTGTCGCCAACGTAGCCGATCTTGCGGCACTCGTTGTCATCGCCGAACGCAAAGCCCGCTTCGACTTCGGTGCCAAGCAGGAACTTATCCGCAACCGCGGCACCATCGTCAACAAGGTCCGAATCGTTGCCGTCTTCAACCAAGACAGCAAAAGTAACGTCGGCGTCGGTGTTGGTGCCAGTAACAAGCACAAGTTCAACCGACTCGTAACCGAGCGTATCGATGATCGCAGAAACAATAGCGGTGTCGTCAGTTCGCGCCGCAACGGGCACAATCAGCGGCACAAAGTGCAGGTTATTGTGAAGGTCTTTCGAAGCCATCTGGCTTTCTCCTTTGTGAGTGAAACGGGGAGGCCAAAGCCTCCCCTAAAGCCAGACTACAGAACTGCGCAGGTCAGCTTCTTGATGGCCTCAGTCAGCGTCACTTGGCCGCCAAGGCGACGGCGGAAGATGAAGCGGATGTTGCCGGCAGTCGCCTGCGTGTAGGGATCGCGCAGCATCTCCATCGAGATGCGGTCGACCAGCGTGTAGGCGCGCTTGAAGTCGCCGTATGCAACCGGCACCAGGCCGGCGCCTTCCGAAGGCATATCCGGCACTTCCACATACGGGTCGCCGTCAATGGTGTTCGGGCGGCCGAGCGCAATGCCTGGCATCCAGATGTAGTTTTTGTCGCCGTCCTTGAGCTTGCGAACCGAACCAAGCGTGGTGCGGTTAAGCGCCCACGTTGCATTGCGGGCATAAGCAGTCTTCAGGCTGTACTTCAGCGTCAGAAGGCCGTTAGCCTGGCCGTCTGCGTCAGCAATGGTCGCTGCCGTGCCGGAGTTGTTGCCGAGCACGCCAGCAGCGGTAAGGAAGCCTTCCGGCTTGCCGACGCCATTGCCGGAAACGAACGCGGCGCCTTCCGCAACAGCGAACTGCTCGGTGGCTTCGAACGAAATCTCCGACTCCATGTTGAAGGCAGAGTCTTCAAGGTTCTGATTCGAGATATCAATCAGCGCGTACATCTCGTGGGTCGGGATTTCCCACATGCCGTAACGCAGACCGTCCGTCTCGGACTTGGTGCCCTGTTCCGCAACCCACTGAGCCGCAAACTGGCCAGTGCGCTTAGGGATCATGATCGCCTTGGAAGCCGTCTGGCGAACGCGAGCAAGCTGGCGGGCGGGCGACACTTCGGTCACGCCCTTGATGATCTCGCGGACATACTCCATCGGCGCCAGATAGCCGCCTGTGGTGTCGTTGCCGATCGAAAGAGCTTTGTATTCGGCTTCGACTTCCTTCAGAGCCTTCTGCTGGTCGGCAGTCAGGTTCGGAACGCCAACGGTATGAGCGCCAACAACGGCACGTGCCCACGAATTGACCTTGGACTTAAGCTCTTCCTTACGAGCTTCCGGGTCGGACGAGCCGTTCAGCGAAAGCAGGTTAAGCTTGGCCTCGAGTTCGTCGACGTGCTCGGCTTCCTTCTTGGCCTCAAGCGCAGCAGCGGTCAGCTTCTGGTTGATGTCCTCGAACTTGGCCAGTTCCTTTTCGATCTTGCCGAGTTTATCGGTGACGATCGGGTCTGCAGCGCCGTTCTTCTTGATTTCAGCAAGGGCAGCGTCGTTTGTGGCTTTGAATTCCTCAAACGCCGTCATGACCTGCTCAATAGCGGTCTTGTCAGTCATAGTATTTTCCTTTTGGGATGCTGTTAGACGCTTACTTGACAAGCGCCCTAATTCGGTCGGCGAGCGTCACAAGCTCGGCGTTCCGTAGTTCCGCCGCCGCATCCTCATCACGAGGATCCGTTTCCGGCTCTTCAGCATCCCGCTGAAGTATATCTTTGAGGACCGCGACAGCCCTAACGCTGTCGGCCCGCGACAAACCTGCATCACGCAGGCCGTCTTCAATTACGCGGGGATTAAATTCTGATTTGACGCTAGTAACGCGCGCCTTGCCGTTGGCTGGGAACGTCACAAGCGACACCTCGAGCAAATCTACAGCCTTAAGCGTGCGGCGTGGCTCTTCAGGCTTGCTGCGCATTACCCATTCCGTCGGGCGGAAACCGATAGACAGGCCGTTGTAGGCTGGCCGCGGCTTCATCTTAAGAAGCTCATACGCCTCCTTGCCCTTGGCGGTCGGCGCAAGCTTGCCTTCGACATAAAGGCCAACATCGTCTTCCCGCATTTCGGTATAAATACCGATGGGCGTGGAATCGTCACCGAACATGCCGCCGTGCTGAGACAGCAGGGCTGGCCACTGGCCGCTGGATCGCGCCTTCTTAAGTGTGTCAGCAAAGGCGCCCTTGGCAATGACGTCGCCGTAGCTGTCTACGTTGCCGAATACAGCGCCATAGCCGGCGAAGGTCATATCGTCTGGCGAGTCGGCGTCAGCGGTAATCTTTACCTCGCCGAGGCCAACAAAAAGGCGCTCGATAGGACCGCCAGTCTTATTTTTCGTCATCTTTTGGATCCTGTGGCTTGTCGCCTGGCTTTGCGCCGCCAACGTTGGTTGGTTTTGGCAACTCGTCGCCGCCCTCGATCGAATTCATATCCTCGAGCGCGCGAATTTCGTTCGGCGTCATCCATGCTGGAGAGCCACCACTACCAAGCGCCTTTGAATAACCTTCGGAGCGATCCTTAAACGCGCCGCGGAGCAGAGAATTCATGTTGAAATGCGCCGCAAAACCTTCGTCTTCCGGCCCGTCTAGCAAGTCATTGTCTATGGATTGCTCCAAACGCTGCACCCAAGGCGCTAGCGTATGCACGACGTGCGCCTGAAACACCTGTTCGGCGCTCGCAAACGTCATCGACTGGCCGGCGTGCCCGATCATCGGTGGGAAAACACCAAATGCGTGGCAAATCTGCTCCACCTGAAACTTGCGCGTCTCAAGGTGCTGCGAATCTACGCCGGTCATGGCCTGCGGGGTCCACTTGAACCCGGAATCGATGACAAACGGCTTGTGCCGATTTGCGCCACCAACCTGGGCGGCAATCCATGCCTGAATCTGCTTGTATTTCTCTGGGTCCAGCTTACTTTCGGTCGAATACGTGCCGGCCATCTGCAGGCCGTTCGCGTGCAGCTCGGCCTGCGTATTTTCTGTGGCTATTGTTAGCCCAATAGTCTCGCGCGCAAGTCTAACCGGGTCAAGACCGCGCCATGTATCCCAAGATGGGCCTCTAACGTGCCAAACAACAGACTGCGGGACAGTCATCGACCGGCCATCAGGTCCGCTAATCGTGTACGTAAGCGAATAGTCCTGGTTGCGCATGATTGAAACACAGCCAGGATCCAGCGGAATAAGCTCTTTGACTCGCCCGCGAACCATGTTTTTGTAGAAAAACGCATTGCCGGTTAGGCAAAGATGCAGAATCATGGTCTCGCGCATGGCAAACGACGTCTGCCATCTGTTCGGCTTGCGATTTAGCACCTTGAATAGCGGGTGGTCTGGGGCCGGCCCCCACCCCTTGCCGTCCGGCAATTCACGCATAACACGCAGCGGAACCTGCGAAATACCGTTCGCAATGGCCCGAATGCAGGCGTAAACCACAGAAACATCAAGTGCCGTCTGCCAGTTCACAGGCACGCCAGCCTTTGGCGCCGTAAATCCGACGTAGTTTTCCCATTCTTGCGAATAGATAACGCCCTTAGCCTCGGCCTTGCGACCGGGCAGCCAATCCCAAATGCCCATAGGCGGCAATCCTTAATTTATCGCCGCACGAGCGGGGCTATGTATCCGTGGCCGGTGCGCCGTAGTCGGTGCTGGGGTTTAGTACCTCCCAGAAGCTAGGGCCGCCGTCATCTTCATAGGTGCCGGCGATCGCCGCCGCCTGCAGGAGTGCAACCGCGCCGTCTATTCGCCCATGGGACTTCGTCTTTTCGAGCTTGCGATTGCCTGCGCTGTCCGTGGCTACCACGGCGTTCATCATGCAGTTTGTCAGAACCGGATGACCGCCATGTGCGATCCGCCTGGTCAGGACAAGGCTCTCAAGGTCGCGCATTGCTGGCGACATAGACCGATAGCCCTGTCTAAACTCCTCAAACACCGCATCGTCACCGTCAAGCTGGTCCTCTGTGAACCCTGCTTTGGTAAGCCATGGCTTGAGGTGGTTCCAATTCCAGCTATCAAAAGCTATCTTGCGTATGTCCAATGTATCGAATAGTCCGCGCAGATACTCCGCAATGTGCTCGTATTCTACGGTTGGACCGGGCGTCTTGTGCAGATAGCCATTTTCGTGCCAGACATCGTATGGCACGCGATCTGCCTTGGCTCGCTCGCGTAAACTGTCTCCAGGTAGCCAGAACGTTGGCTTAACGTGCCATACGGTCCCCGCGTCCGTAGTTTTGGGCGCCATTAGCACAAGCGCAGTCAAGTCGGAAACTGAGCTAAGGTCGAGTCCGCCAAAGACCGGAAGACCTTCGAAGCTCTCCATTACAGGAGTGTCGCAAGCCTTCCAAACGCTTGGCGACAGGAACGGAGCTGATGCGTCGATGCGCTGATTTAAGAACAGCCAACGAAAGCTTGACTCAACGGTAGGCTGGCGATCTGCCCGCCTTGCCATGTCATCAACTTCCGTAATAGACCTAAAAATTCCC